GTTGTTCCACCGCCGGCCCCAGCTGGAGCATTGGTAGTTCTTCCCACATAAGGTGCGCCATCGCCACCTTTACCAACTTGTATTGTTAAAACTTCAAGAGGCACAACCGGGAACGATTGGTTCAATTGATAACCACCGCCACCTCCTCCTCCGCCTGCAGAGCCCACACCAACTTCTTCACCGCCACCACCGCCACCACCGGCTCCGCCAATATCAACGGTTAAATTATAAATTCCCGGGGGTACAGTAAACGTAAATGAGCCAGACTGGTCTGCCAGATAAAAACCTGAGCTTGGGAAGAATTTTTCCCACTTGCCGTTTTGATGGTAAAAGCCTTTGAGCAAAGGTGAATAAGTACCACCGTGGTTTGTTACTGCCTTATGGCTAATACTACTATCTTCTCTAAATTTATATTTGCTATATATAGACAATAATAAAACTGTTTCTGTTCCGGTTAATGCGGATATGTTTGTGTCAGCAGATTGGACAGTTGATAAAACATAACGAGGTAATGTAAATGGCCCAGTATATACAGCTTTTCGTACAATTCGTAGACTTGTCATATACATTTGTGTAAATTTAGTTTTTGTTCTATCAGTGCCAATATACATTACAGTATCTGTGGTAGGAGCAAAGCCATATGCTGTATTGGACGCAGTTGATGAATCCAATGCTCCATTTACATACCAATAAAGTGTACCACCCTGACGAACTAAAGCTACATGTTTCCATGTATTCATATTAAATGTAGTCTGCGTAGTTAATTGTGCTACCGCATGAGTTCCAGATCGACCTTCAAACATGAGTTTAGCAGTAGCAAGACTCCATTTAATTCTCCATCCGCCGGCTAATGCTTGCCCGTCAGTAAAATCAATTACACCCGCGTCTGCTTGAAATCCCAGTGGGTTAAAATAAAACTCTATAGTAAAATCATCTGGATTAAGTCCAGTTGCAAAATCAGCACTATACGGTGTAGTTAAATATGCCGTGGCTCCGTTAAAGGACATACTGGCATTGCCCACTGGCATTGTATCTGTTGTTGTTGGTTTATTATTATAGGTAAAATTAACAGAGCCAAACGCTGTTTCGTGTGTGGTTATTGGTACTTTAAATGCGCTTGAATCTGTAAGCCAAGTATCTGCTGTATGCGAGTTTAACAATAATCTTGTCTTGGATCCATCTAAAGCAATAACGTTGTAGGCGTTTGGTTGTACTGTTTTTAATGGCATTGCTGGAACAGTAAAAGGTCCAGTGTATACCGGAGTACCGACTGTAACTCGATAGTTACAAACGTTTCCTAAAAACTGAGAACCATTAAGGTTCGCTTGACTTTGACCAATACGTATTATGGAGTCGCCAGAAATATTTTTTGAATTTTGTAATGTGGCTGTTTCAGCAATGCCGTTAATGTACATTGTAATAATGCCATTGTAGCGTACTACTGCCAGGTGTGTCCATGTTTCGTACTGTATGTTTGAGTAGCTGTTAAATACGCCACCTTTACCAGTAACAACTGATACTTTTTGTAAAGCACTAGATCTGTTTAAGGCAATTTCAAAAAAATCTTCTGACTGTATATAGGAATCTAAGTTAGAAAAAAGTGTTTGACCAACGTTAGTAGTTTGTTTTAGCCAGTACCAAGTTTCAATACAGAAATCATCTGTGCCAAGCATTATAGAACCATGCGGTGCTGTTAAGTACCCGCCGCTGAATTCGATGCTTCCGTTGGTGCTGATTGTAGGCACGTGTCCATCATATGAAACACTACCGCCGGAATTAATGTAAGGGGAATTAACTGGGTGCCAGCCGGTTCCCTTAGGTCCCGGGCCAAAGTCCGGGCGTTTGATCCATATTGCTCTATCTACTGTTGACATCTATTAACCTATCACAAACCAGAAGTCGCCATCGTCTCCTCCGGTCGGTTGGCTAGTAGATACCACGTACTTACTGCCCATCCAAGTTGCCCGAGAGCTTGTTATCTCCGATTGTACATACTGTGTGGTTGCTATTTTTTGACTATTATCGGCACTAGCCGGAGTTGGCGCAGTCGGAACCCCAGTGAATACCGGAGTATCTTTTGGGGCCAACGGTGCTACTGCTACAGCTAACGCATTTTCTAATACACTTTTTATATTAGTTATTTTAGCATTATAATCTGTGTATAATAAATTAGCAGTTGTGTCAACATACATGGTTGTTGATATTGTGCCGCTATAATCGCCAATGCCTCTGTAGGCAATGTCTGGGCCGAGATATCCTATTTTTTCAATCCAGACAGCAGGTTGTATCAGTTGTCCATTTATTTCAATCAAACTGGACTGGAATGGTTGTATGCCTGTTGTTATACTACCACTGGTTATTGTAACATTAACAACGTTACCTCTTACATTTGCATCATGTACTTGTAAATTTGCCAAGGTAACTAATGTATGAGAATCAAGTTGGCTAATGATGTCGCCGTATTTAACGCCAATGTTATCGCTTAAAGATATTTGGTACGGATTTAATCCGGGCCCAAGATTTCTAAAATACGTTAAAAGTTTTTCTACAGGAGGTACAACTGGATTTCCAGTGAACGTTGGGCTGTTGATATTTGCCTTGGTAGCTGTTATGTTGCTTAGTGTTCCAATGTTGCCTGTAAGAACACCTAAGTTAGAATTAATTATACCAACGTTTGATAAAAACGCTGTATTAAGATTATTTACAGTACTATTAATTCCATTGACAGCTTGGTTTAAGTTTGCGTTGGTTGCGTTAACTACCACAACAATGTTTGATTGATAATCAATTAAAACTTGATCAACGTCTGCTTTAATTTGCCCTTCAAGTTCTTGTATATAATCTACAGTAGCATTAACTGTTTGATCTACATAGCCTTTATTAGCAATATCTGCGTCGGCTACAGGACTGTGAGCGACTCTAGCAATTCCGGTTGCGCCATTGATGTTTAATGCTCGCTGATTGCCTACATATAGATCAATATTACCACCGCGAGTATTCTTTACAAGTAAATTATTATTGTTAACAAAAACGTTTGCGGTATTATTACCGATTACAATGTTTCCGTTAAAGAAATTATTCTGGTTAAATTGATTATCTATATCAAGTCTTGAGAAGACGTTGGCATATAAACTACCAACACGAATACTGTTATTTGCTGTACCATTTAAGATTGATACATTAGATAAATTTATTCCCCGACGTAAAATAACTTCAAATCCCGGAATAGGGCTCTGCGGGATAAATTCATTGCCGCAAGTAATAGATACTAAAGCATTACTAACGTAGTTATTAATAACAGTTTGAACGTTGCCAAAGTTGTCGGTAATTGATTCTACTATGGCACCTGTTTTGCCCTGTGTTGTTGAATATGCTGGCCCAATTAATAACCATTCAGTACCCGACCATACACTCAATTGATTATTGTTGGTATTCCACCATTGGTCGCCAATTCTTGTGGTTGTTGGCGCTGTACTCGAAACAGCACGTTGACTTACTGCTACAAACGATGAACCATTGAAAACTTTTAATAACTGGTTACCGGTGTCCCACCATAGTGTTCCAATAATTGGATTAAATCCAACACTTTGCCCTGGCGGTATTGGTGCTGCAAAATTTTCCAATAAACGTACAAAGTTTTCATTTTGTATTTCGCCGTAGCTGGTAAAGTTACGCCCGATTAAGGTAAGACCTGTATCAGTGTTTGTTGTTCCGTCTAGTAGTGTTGCTAGAACGTTGCCATCAGTTTTATTAACAATGTAACTCATAATTTATTATCCTGTTGATGTCAAGTTAGTTAATGTTTGAATACGTACAGTATAATCAATTTGAATTAGTCGATTTAATGCTTTTTGTACTGGGTGAAAAACCACGTGTGTTAGTAGTAATCCAGTTGACAATAGTCCGCTTGTACCGTCGCTACTGCGACCTCGCAAGCCTAGTTCATCAAAAACATATTCACCGTTTAAGTCTTGACTATTATCAAATAATTGTTGTCCGTTTGGTTCGCCGTAGTCTAGTAGACAACGTACCAAAATGTCAGTATAGACTTTACCCGGAACGTGGCTAATTGTCATACTATTGTTTAAAGGGTCTGTGTTTAATGCCGAAGTGTTATCAACAATTTTACTGTAAGTTGGATTATATAAATTACTATTTTGTCCTACAGTATTTGTAGGCAAATATGTAATAATACCGGTGGTATCTACGCTTGTGCCACCGTTACCAAAATTCATTTCATAGATAAAGTTTTGACTTTTGTTGCCAATACTGTTGGCCAAAGCCACGGAAAAGTTTTCATAGTGGATAGCGTTGGATTTGTTGATATAAACTTCACCAGATTCTGGATCAAAGATCTTGATATGGCCGCGGATATAAATTCCACTGGATTCGTCTGGTTGTTTTTCTGTATTTTCCACTGCTTTTTCCTCTAAATTGTTGTCTTCTGACATCGATGTATCAGTATTTATCATGGCGTATACCCTCTACTTGCTAATAGGAATCTTGCTTGATCGGTGGTGCTATTAATTAAGCCGTAGCCGTTGCTTGGACGACCATACGCTGAGCTATACCAAACTTTTGTTTTTTCCAGTATCGATTTAGCAGGAATTTGTTTTGTCCCGGCCCCAGTTAAGAACTGTGAATTTGCGTATTCTGGGATTCCGCGGAAGTTTCCGAGTATAAAGGCGTTTAATACATAACTCTGGGAATTGATGCCCTGAATAAAAAGTGTTCCTGTTGTGTTATCAAATCCTTCAACGTCAAATCCGTTTGGTCCATCAAACACTTCTGGTAAACTAGCCACGGATCCTGTTAATAGTATAACTGCCAATGACTTAGAATTTACAACAGATTCTAGGACACGCATAGTTAATGTAACAGTAGTACCGGTAGTATCATATTGTGTAACAATGTCTCCAATGTTTGCTGTAATTCCTTTGGTCAACTGTAGTCCGTAACTAACACTATTAGTTATTGTAAAATTAGTATTGTGTACTAATTCTTCTGTATTAATGCCCGTGCCCGGTACTTGTTGCTGTACGCTTGAATCAACAACACGAGTACCAGACAAATATACGTCCGATGCTATTGCTGTTCCGTCAACACCGCGACGCAATTGACCAAGACTGTTTCTGTTAATAGTAGTTACATTGGCAACAATATTAGCAAAATAACGACTGAATACGTTACCTGTTGTCAAGTAAACATTGCTGTTATAAGATAACAATGTTTGTGTTGGGTATACTACGTTAGCCACCCACGGTGTAGGCATTTCTAACGCATAGTTTCTGTAATAAACAATTTTTTCACCATTAATAAACACTACACCGGGAATACCAAGTGTTCTATTTGGCAATGGTAATACAGTGGCATCAACAACTTGAATATTAGAATCTGTTAAACGTAATGGTGATGTTAATACTGTTGTATTTGCACTAGTGACACGATAAAACGTTTTGTCCTGATTCATATTATCAAACACTCTAAATGCCAAATTGTTTGTATCAAATACTGTCATATTCAAGGTATCGTACATACGTCCAGGAATTAATTCTTCCGGAGCATAAGTCACAACATTGTCAAAATACTCGCCGCCAAGTACACCAATGTCACTTGGGTCAACACCAAAGTCGGTGCTGTAATTACTTGTAACAATGGCGTCAAACGTACCAGTTACAAAACTATTACCTTCTAATAGATGCGGTCTTTCAATTCCTCTTTGTGTTGCTGCCAAGTTTACATTACCGCTATATGATGCGATTCGATCGTTATCATTACTAAATTCTTTTGTTGATATCGAATGTACGTTAGACACCGGCAATGCTAGATTAGCAGGAATAGTATAGTTACTGGTAATTTGAAGCATACTAGTATCGTTTAACACAATAACAGAGTTAAGCGGTAATATATCGCCCACGTTAACTGATGTAATATTACTCCAAAATACAAATGTGTTTGAAGTAGTGTACGTAGTACGGTCAAATTTCATATTAGTTTTAATACTTCTAACTAAATTATGACCTTTGTTGTTGTTGTCAAATACGTTCTTTAGTAACGCCCTGCCAATAGCACCTGTGCCCATACCTCTAAACTCTATTGTTGGGGGTACTGTGTATCCCAGGCCCGGGTTTGTAATTATTACTCGGCTTACTCCGCCCTTGCCATCAACTATAGCATATCCTGCGGCACCTGTGCCATCGCCGCCGCGTATGATAACATCAGGCGCAGTTTTAAATCCTGTGCCGGGGTTTTCAACTTCGACGTCAACAACAGAATATTTGTAGTTTGCGTACCATTGGCTATTGACTCCTGATTGCCATTTAGCAATATCGTACGGTTGTGTTCCTGTTGGGCTACGGTAAACATTTAAATTACCTTCCCAGTATGGCGGAATATCAAAGTCTGTGATGTCGCTGTCGTACGTGTCGTTGCCAACGTAGTTAACAACATACTCACGAAGTGTAGTGCGATATGGCTTAACTTCATTGATATAATCTAAATAATAATTTTGGTTGTCCGCAACATAACTTGAAAATTGTTCAAGTTTTCTAATGTATTGTTTAGCACTTAAGAAACTTGTTTTAAACGCCCATTCAATGTTTTGTTGTTCGGTTAAAGCGTACTTGATCATTGAGAAGAATACACGATTATAATCATTGGCCAAATCATCTATTAATACTTCATTTTGTATAGCAGTTAATATTTGACGCAATTCTGTAGCAGGAATTGGTGTAGTGTTGATCTGTATAGTTCCATTCTCTATACCAACTAAGTTTAATTCTAAATTGTCATCAATATAATAGACCTCAAAGCCCCTGTTGCCAGCGTTTAATACTTTGATGTGTGTTCTGGGTACTAATTTTTGTTTTCCTAGCTCTAGTGTATTGTTTACAATTACGTCAGGAACGTTTGTAGAATTATAACTAGAATCATACCAATCGGTGTAACTCCAATATAAACTAGTCTTAGACGACTGTGCTCTAACAAGAGTAAATACGCCTACACTATTGTTTATGTTGGTCAATTGATAAATTGCCCATTTATTATTTTGTGTAATATCGTCAGTTACAAGAACATTAGTAGACCCAACTGTTAACATTGTTGGGTCAAGATAATATAACTCATCAACTGTTGATACTGAAAGATCATACGCACCAGAATTTGCAGCTGGGATCGATTCGTTACTTTTTAATGTAGTTAATACCTTACGTGCTACAATTGGGTATGCCAATAGTATTGGATTGATAATGCTTAGGTAATTGTCCAACGCCTGCTGAGCGTAAACAAACATAGTTTGTCTTGGGCTCCCTTTAATAAGACCAGCTATACCGTATTTTTGGCTAGCTGGTAAATTAATGTCCGGTACTTGATTCCCAGCGCGGTCAACTCCCGACAGGCTATCAATGAATTTATTAAGAATAGCGGCAGGTATTCCGCTGTCTGGGTTGCCCTCTTGTACTAGAGCATATTCACTATGTACCTCTCCGGCATCAACGGTGCGACTACCAATGTGCAATACTGTATTAGTTCCCGATAAAAGAGAACCAACATTCTGTAATGTTATTGTAGTCGATGACAATATAGTAGCATAAGGAATACCCTGACTTTGCGGACTACTAATAATATTAGTAATACTGATTACGCTATTTTCTTTTCCGTCTGCAACTATATCAAGGCCTTTGACCCAGTAATAATACTTAACTTTAACATTTCCAATAGTATCTACATAACCATATGTAGAATATGCGCTGTCGTCTTCGTGTAATGGTGTTCCGCGATTTCCAGAATCTTTATATTTGCTTGGTAATACTGTACTTTCTGTCCACTGGTATACATCAATACTTGACCCCGGGAATTGTTCTCCCCAGTGATTTAATCTATAAATTAAACTGTCTTGTTCGTAGTCAATATAACGAACTGTATCTAAGTTCCACCATATTTGACCAACTTGTCTAGGACCCCAGGCCATTTCAGCATGTAATTGTACCGTTCCGTTACTGTATAATGCTGGATCTTTAGTAGTTTTAAAATCAATATCCTTGTCGGCGGTATTTAATATTTTGCCTTTATTAGGATCAACAAAATCTAGAGCCGCTAATATGTTATTAGTATTTTTATTATACATAAACGTACGACTAACATTGTTAATATCAACTTTCGGCAACTGGCTTCTTGTTAATGTCCATACTGTTGACCCACGAGGATTTTTAAATATGTGCGCCGACTTTCCGCCAGGCGAACCTAACACAATCACGTTACGAGTAACGTCTATAGACGAACCAAATCTATCCCATGAATGTACTTGTGTTTCCAAGTCCTGTACGTAGGTGTAAATTCCTGCTGTATTGCTTACTTGATCAATCTGTGGTTCAAATATGTACGCGGCCCCAGCATTGATAATCTTATCAACAAATAATGTTAATCCACTGTCGATAACTGTTTCTGTGCCAAATTGGTCAAACGTAGTTGGTTCTTTGCTTGGAGCGCCTTCTGCCCCAATAGCCAATACTTTAGCATCGGCAGACACACTAATTGTTGAACCAAATGCGCCGCCTTGACGATCAGGGTGAATCAATGCTTCATTAAATGCGTAATATCCATTTGTTAATGTGTAGCGTTCTACTAGACCGTTTTGTGCTCCGCTGGCTATTGACCCCGGAATACCAATGAACAAGTTTCCGCCAGTGCCGTCAATGTCCAAGTCAGAACCAAAGTGGGAGTATTTGTTTTTTTGCTGGCTGTGTAGTACATTACCTTGTGTAATTACATTGGCATTGGCCGATCTCGTGTATACATAAGCAAGACCGTTCTGTGTCACTGTGTCATCGGCTTCGGGAGCAGATATGAAAACAGTTGTACCATTGGCGTTAGTTTTAACTACATTACCAAACGACGTTGTACCAACATTGCTACAGGTTTGTACATAAACATTATTTTTAAATTGATACGTAGTTACTCGATTATTGCCGCCGACATATAACCAATTGGTATCTGCGCTTAAGGCAATGCTTGTTACACGGCTAAATGTATTTGTTTGTAACTGTGTAATTGCGCCATTAACGTGTCGGTAAACATGAATATGATTTTCCGATCCAACAACAAGAACGTTGCCCTTTGATTCAATTACTGATCCAAATTTTGGTTTTGCGTTGGGGTCAGTAATTGTAACATTGGCCTGATAATTTCCGCCAACGTTAGCAAATATTTGTACTTGTGCGGCACCCGGATTACCAACATAAATGTATTGGCTATCGCTACTGATGCGTGTGCTTGTGCCAAATTTACTATTGGCTGTTATTGTGTTTGCTGTAATTTTTACTGCGGCATTGCTCAACCAGGGCTTACGGAACGTGTATACTCCCCAACCGTTGGGGGTGGCGTTATTTACCCACACTCGATCCCCGTCAATCCAGTCTGTTTGCGGAGTAATTGAATCAATTTCTGATAGGCTATCAATGACCATTGGTCCAAGACTATACACTATGCCCTGAGATTTAATCGGGCTTGCTCCAATTAAATAACGTAACTTAGTAAACTCACCAGTAATTCTAATTGTTACCTGTGTAGAATTTACCACGCGAATAACTTTATATAATCCGTTATAGTCATTGAATGGCGATTGAAACTGCCCAAGTATAAATAAATCTCCCTCGTTGAACGGATGACGATAATCAAATGTTATTGTAGCAAGGTCGTCTAAAGAATAAGATAACGTTGTTGCTGTTAATCCAGTCTCGTTGACACGGAATACATTCCAGTGGTTGTTGCCATCTTTTGTTGTCCAAATTCTGTGACCTCTACCAACATTAAGAATTGTTTCTGGTGTAGTAGTGGTAATATCAAATATTTGTGTTTCTACATCGTCGACGTTTACATAACCAGCATTGGGTAAATCGCTGGGGTAATCGCTGTCTGTTCTATTTTGATACAAACTTGTTATAGTAAAGTCATTGGCGTTATAGATGTTTCCACCGGACACACCAACAATAACATTGGAATTATTATATGTTTCAGTTAAATTTAATGTTAACGGGGTATTAATAAATTCACTTTGATTTAAAATAAATTCAACAAATTGATTGTTGCTTAAATCTCCGTAACGCCCGACCTGGAACGCCCACTCCTCGTATGTGTCAATGTTACCTTGTACGTTATCAAACGATCCTTTAGTTAATGCGTTAATGGCATTGATTGTACCTTTTTGTTTAATGTAACCTTGATAGAATTTTGTTTGGTTTGGGATCGTAATTCCCAAATTGCTTAGATACGGGCGTTGGCGGAAGCCTATTAGTCCCGAGCTGAATAACTGTAAATCTTCTTCGGCAGGAGGACTATCTACGTCGTAGAATTGTAAGAATTTTTGTGCGTTGTGTCCAAGACTCGGTAATAGTCCTTGTTTTATATTTTCTGCTGGTATCAGCGTCCATTTACCAAGATCAAAAGTAGTTGCTGCCGGAATGTCTGCTTTGGCAGCATAATATGAACTATTAAAAGTAACAAGGTCACCGGTTAAATAATCTTTGTCTACAGACCAATCGTTAATGTCTGGATCACTGTAAATATAACCTGTGGCAGAGAACGATCCGTTCCAACTACCGGTTCGTGAGCCGTTTAATTTTAAACGATATTGTCTATTTCCTAAATGCGGAAGATATATAATATCGTTAAAATCTGTAACATTATCAAATACCAATACATGTTCTGTCTGAACCAAATTTAGCCTAGCAAAACAAATCATTGATCCGTTAACTGTTGTAATTTTTGTATTGTTAACGTCCTCGGCTGTTTCTCGTAGAATATTAAATTCGTTGGACTTGATTGGAAGATAATTTTGATTTAATATTTTACTTCCATTTACAGTATTTTCAATTTCGCCAACTGTTGTAAGTATGCTTTTTATTGTCAACTGTGTAGATGTTGGATTTAAAATAATAAGAGCACCCTCTACCCAGCCTTGTTGACTCCAGTATAGAAACTCCTTGGCACTCAATGACCAATCGCGAATTTCTCCTAGGTCCGAATCAATTTGTTCAAAATAAAATCCAAGATTTTTTAAATAACGTTCATATCCAATCAAGAAACTCACAGTCTGTTGTATACTTGTAAATTCAGTTCCGTACGGAATTGTTACATAAGAACCGTTTGCGACTGATTTGTTATATAATTTTGCTACTTTATCATTTACTTTAATTGTTCTAAAATCGTTATTAGCCAAGTCCGGTAATACTGTAAAGAAGGGATTTGCCGTATCGTAGCCCGACACAGTATAACCGTTTGCTGTTCTTTCAACTATTACTGCGCTATATCCAACAGAAGTAGTAGGAACAGATTTATTCAAATATATTTTATAATTCTCGTCTGGAATTACAACGCTACTACTATTACTGTTTGGGCTGGTTTGTTCTGCTGTTACTGATATTAAGTTTTTGTCAGCAAAACCGCCCAACTTATAAGTTAAGTTTACGTCGAGTCCTTTTATAAAATTGTTAAATGTTTCAACCGGGTCAATGCCATAACTTTTAACATTGTCTGCTATCCAATTTAAATAACCACTAGAACGGCGCACGGCTCCAGACGTGGTATCTCCGTTGACTATTAGTAATGCCGGAGAAATTTTATTATTGTCAACATCACTAAATTGTCCCGTTGTGGGATTAACAAAAAATCTACTAGGATCAATTTGTGTAGCAAAGTATTCAGCAGGTTTTGCTGTTGCTAAAGCTAATTGTGCTACAAAAGGAAAATCACTGCTTCGGCGCCAGGCTGTTTCAACAGGACCGTGCTGACCAAACTGAAAATTGCTTGATGCTGTGGCCCCAATTGACGATCCTGTTAACGGAATTTGTGTCGGGTTTAATAAATTACCGGCGTTATCAACAGGTATAAAATTAGTCAGCCCCGGACGAGCAAAACGTTTGTCTATGTAAGGATCGCCAGAGTTCCATACATATCCAGTTTCTAAATCTTGCCACAGCGTTCCGTTGCCGCTTGTATACGGGGCTGGGCCATAACGGTCCTTCCACCAAGTTGGCATACTACCAAACCCTATCATTTCCCAAGGAGTTAAATTAGGTGTAACTGTATCAAACCAATGGTTATAAATTGATCTCCAGGACCCAGTTAAACCAGAGTTAGTAATAATATCCCGAACACTACCGTAATTCCATGTCCACGGATTGTTGGCATCAAACCAATTATTTGATGTGTAGTCGAGATTATTTTGGCCAATCCATTGTAAAAAATGTCTAGACAATAAATGTAGATACGCATTATACGAATAATCGGTGGTTCTGAATTTACCAGGTACAAGATCATAAAAGTCAATCACGTTATTATTGTTATTAACTTTAATGTTGTTATAAATTCGTTTTTCTAGCTCAAGTAAATATTGATCTCTAAAATCCCCAAACGACGGAGTTAAACTACCATCGTGTCCGCGAATCATGTTAGTGGGCGTTTGATATGTATCGTCACGATATACTGTAGGTGTATACTTAGGAAATAATCCTAATTTAGTAGGTGTCTCTGGAATATAATTGCCATCTGTACTTGCGTAATCTTTAATAACAAGTTTGTCGCCGTATTTAAATGGTTGACTGAAAATTACAGTAGGACTCAATTGACTAAATGTGTAATCAACGTCGGCAATTAACTGTTCTCCGTTGCGGTAGATTAAAACGGCCCTATTGCTTAACTGAGTATTATTAAAAATACCATTGATTTCATAATTGGTTTTTCGTTCGTCTAAGACCGTATAGTTAATAGTCGAATAATTTCCGCTATATGGTACCATATCCGAATAGTACCAAGGAAAGCTACTATTTTTAACAGCATTAATGTTTTGTAAGATTTTATCAACGCCGCTAATAGGATCGTTGTAATCAAGATCAGTTAGCGTATGACATAAAGATAAAAACTTATTTTTAAATCTTGCGTACTCTCTACGTGCTAGATTAATACCATCAGAAAAATTTAAAGTAGGATGATTTAAAAACGCCATGCCGTAGATAACCGGGGCACCATGTTGTACAAGAGTGCCGCCTTGTGCTTTTAAATAACTATCTTGTAGAGGTTTATTTCCACTGGTGTTTTCAATTAACTTATAATAATGGTTTCGTATCTGGCCAAGTGAAATAGATGTAATTTTTTCATTTAATGGATTTAAATCTAAATTGGTAGGTATCTGGTAGTAACCGTTGCCACTGGGCGAAGGAGTATTACTATAAACTAATACGTCAATTTTATCTCCAACTGTTGGCAATGTATTGAGACGTACAATATGGCGGCCAGCGCCATATTCCATTAATTTATACTCGGTAGTTGCTAATAATTTATTATTTAAATAGACCTTGATATAAGGAATTGTTGTCTGGCCGGTTGGCAATACATCAACCTGTACAAACGCATATTCTTTATCAACTTCATCTTTAATAATTAAACCGTTATATAGTTTTGTGAATACTTGATACTGTTGTGTTTTTTCTTTTCCAACAACCCAGTTATTAACTAGTGTTCCGTTCTTAGACAAATAACCACTGTTACAATTTATTGTTTCTTGTGTTAGATAATTTGTATAGGTAAATGAGTCGGTGTCGTAATAATTATCAAATACAATATCACCAATGCTGTTAAAGTTTTGATATTTTAATCTTAGATTAGTTAAAATACTATCATGTTTACCGGTACCCTCGGCATAACCAAAAAATCTTGTACCGGCAAATGTACTATTGGGATATACCGTTGTATCAGAAAAACTATATCCACTGGCATCTAATAGATCAAATAGCGGTGGTTGATTAACTGTTGTTTTGACCTGTGCTTGAATCCAATTGGTGCCATTATAATAAAAAGGTATACCTTTGTTATCGCCCTGGGTGGCCAATACATTTAAACCAGGTGTTGCTTTGATTCCAGTATCTATTAGTGTGATGAAATTACTGTTGTTAATTCTTTCAACAACAACTTTCCAAATTTTATCTCGTATATTAGTATCAAAGTCATTGGCAAAAATAACCAATTGCCCTTGGTTAGCTCCACTTAATGTTACGCCATTGACTGTTACTATGCCTTTTCCTTCGACGTCAACAAAGGCATCTCGTTGCGCTAAAAAGTCAACTATATCAACTATAATTAACTCTTGCTCTCCATAATTAAAAAGTTTTAAATCAGGCTCAAACTCAACAATAGGACGTCGGGCAGGTAGATTAGGACCGTAATCAATTTCTTTTTGTTTATACTTTGCTGTTGCTTCAATGGCACCTTTATGGAACCAACGATTGTATCTGCTCCATGTATTGCGATCTTTGCTACTGCGATTTATAGTAATATAGTCGGGAGTTGTATTAATATACGCACCAATTGGTTCAGTAATAACCAATTGATCAACTGGAGTCAGCGTAATACTGGTTCCAACCCCATCAACATAATATTCTCTATCGGCATAATCCCCGGGACTCACAAAGGAATCAAATTTAACTTTTAATCCGTTTGTAAATAAAATCCCATTGGGACTTTTATAACCGACGCTACCAATAATGTCTCTGTCAATGTTTATTGGTGTAGATTTATTATCAACAATTTTAATAACGCCGTTGAACCCGCCGTCGGTACCGTCTTGGTAGTACAGGTAATCTAGGTTAGATGTAATTTGCGGAACTTTTGCGTAACTATGATTGTTGTTTAACCAAAAATAATTACTTGCTCGTGTGCGACCAGAACGAATGAATATTTTTTCTAATTTCTTAACTTCTGCCACAGGTCGAATCTGTATAATAAAATCGTTAATAACGGGCACTGGTACCAGTACAATTTCCCAGATGTTTGTTCTATTAATTAAAGGAGTACGAGGGTTGGCTTCAACTGGTATAATACTACCCGGAACAATTTCAGTTGTATTGGCCAGTGGGTAACTTTCCCAACCCGACGGTAGTGCCGGAGTAGTCCAAAAGCTACTGTCATGGTCGTTGTTTATAAATGCAAATGTTTTGCCAATTAACGAAGAATTAACACCATCTAACCCGCTTGGAAATTCTGTCAAGAAGTCACTTAAAAATCTATTTTGTATATCTGTATACTTAAATGTAACTGCCAAGTCAACAGTTGCGGGTGTTTTTCCGTCTGTTTTTTTGGCTATATTCATTTGTAAGAAAAAATTCTGTGCGCTTTCTAGCGGCACATTAAATCTTACTATTCCTGTTTCTGCTCCATTATTTTGTACGCCAAAAACTTCTCGTGTAGTAACTGTTGGTATTTCTGTTTCTACGCCGCTGGCACCGGGCTCTGTTTGAATCCAAAATTTGCTACCAGGTTGTCCTAATTTAAACTCGTATGTTCCGCCACGGGCCACAGTCAACTGAGGATTGGCGTGTGAACCCATGTCACTAAATGTATATCCACCCTCGTCTTTGTTTTTGGTCACTTCCCAAGTTGCTTGGTAAGGTGTTTGGTCAGCGTATACATTTACTGATTCGGGGCCGTTAGGTAACCAGTAGTAGTTGTAGTAATTTACAAATTTGTCGTAATTGAAACGGCCATCGTAATTGTAATATTCAGCACCAAACATACGCTGGTGATTACTGTTTGCAAATCCAGAGTTGTTAGTTATTCCTTGTAATAAATCAATGTAACTAGAAGTAAAATCAACTTGACTATTTTTATCTTTAGAAACAACGCTTGGCTCAAGTTGATAGCGTACACGATTTAATCCCAACTCAGGAATATAATTGTCACCTAACTTATATGTTGGCGCAAAGGTACGACCAATGTAGCCGTCAATGATTACATTCTTGGCATCAGCAGTTAATTGGTCTAAGGTAGCACTAAAGAATTTTTTATTAGCGTCTGAGCGAAATATCTCAGGTAAAAAATTGTTTGTATTGTTTACGGCCATTAGTTACCCTATCGCTGAGTTATTAATGGTGCGCCAAGATTAAGTTGCGACGCGGTAATTGCGCTAACAACTGTGATATCGTCAACTGTGGCTGCGGATGTAATAATTTCCCAGGGTTCAGAATTAATCTGGAAATAGTTACCAAATGGTGTGTTAGGGTTTTTAGGAACAATTAGAACACTAGCAACATTTGGTACCAACTGATTATGTAAGTATGCGGCTAATTCGCTAAAGTAAAAAGTGTCTCCAAAATTCCAGTTTGCTAGATCAAAGTATTTGTTAATGGCCACAATACATTGACTTTTAATTTCGTTAGCTGTCATGCTAATCGCCGGGTTCATAACTACTTGAAATGTTGCTTGTAATTCCGGAACGGCCTTTTTGCCAAACAACGGTTTAAATCTTGCTGGACTGTATACTAGCGTATCGCTAATTGCTTTATAATCATTTAATGCGCTATAGGCAATTTCTAAACTACTGCTTGTAGGTGGCACAGGTGGTGTGTTTAAAGCACCGGTTAAGTCCTTTAGATAGTTAATGTAATTTGTAGCATAATCGCTAGTTAAAATATACACGTCAAGGATATTTACAGGAGTAGGGTCAATTCTGTTACGTCCTGGAGCATTGTGTTGATACTGGAAATACAAATTATTTCTTGAGTGTGTGTTAGAAATTTTAGTGTACAGGTCAGGATCATCTGGTACACCTTCCATCTGTGTGGTAGGAAATGTAATTAGCACCCGAGAATCATCTACATATCCATCGTTGTCTGTTTTAACATTGTAAATTCTCCAAACAATGTCACTACCTAACGAATAGGTAGAATCGCAATGCGTATTAATTTTTAATACTTTAATAACATCGCCAATATTTTTTCCTGTCTTGGAATTAAACGCCTTAGAGTGTGGATCAAAATAAAATTTAGTATTAGCGGCACTGGCAAAAACATACTCTAATGTTTTATTACTAATAGTATATTGCCCTTGATCATAAGAGAATTTTAATAGCCAACTTGTATCTACACCAATTACCGATGGAGGGACATTTGCCCAGGTCATATTGACTTGATCGTAGGTCAGTCCAAATGTAACTTTGGCACGAATTTGATTAATAATTGTAGTAATTAACGTGTTAGTTAAGTTATTTTTATAAGGCGGAATTATTGTTGCTTTTCCGCCAAGTAATGTTGCTCCATCTGGGACAACAGAACCAAAATTAACCAAACTTGGAGTAGTGATATCATTGTTTGAAACAGTACTAGTCACCGAAGCATATACATTACCACTTGTTGTGGTAAATCTTAAACTTGCTCCGGCCGAAACATATTTCAAGTTGCCCGATACCCCTTCGCCCACTTGCTGTTTTAGATTAGCAACAGTTAACCATCCTGAGCTAGAATTAGTTGATGTTTCGTATTGATCAAACGTAACATTTGCTGTTATTCCAAAACGGTTGTAATTGGCATAGTAATAATTACGCATTTCAACGCTATCAATCATTGGAATAATATCATTGTAGACTGCGGTATAAATGTCGTTGGGGTTTGAAAAATCAAATGTTGTTGATTTAATAATTGTGTTAGAGAATATTTCTCCGTCTTCGCCGAGAATATTTGTGGTGCTATAAGTACCTGTTGGATCTAATGTGTCAAGATACATACTAACGCCAGAACTTGAACGATTAGTAGTTTTAATCTTTTGAATACTATTAAAAGTGGTCTGCGGAAATATATTATAATCCTCAGCAGTAATCATACGATTTTGTGTATAGTACTGTTGAGGAGCATTAGTTTTAATATCTGCTAATGTCTGTGTTGCGCTGGCGTTGGTAATGCTATACTTCAAGCTGGCCGTAACAGTTAATGTTTCGGCTGTATTTTTTGCACTGATGTACGGTAACGCAATAGTAACGCTGGCCATATCGTCGGGGCTAATAGAATAGCTTGTTCCGTTACTGGTACGGAAATAAAATACAAAAGATCCCTGCGGAATATTTGCAAAGGCTCCGTCGCCAAATACCAAGTTGACTTTGTCAGACACTTGTGAATTGATTTGGTATAAATTTTTATCGCTTGACTGATTGTAAATTACGTTAATGCCCGACACCGCAGGAACTTTATGCCATGCGGTAGATGGTGCTCCGCCTACATCTAAACTGTATAGCCACTGGTCGTCGTTGGTAATATTGGGTGTATTAACAAAGACTGAATTGTTTGGTGTGGCATTTAAGATATCAAATTGTGTAGCAACTAAACTTCCTTGTTTAATATATGTAAAGAATCCGGTATTGTTACTTCCGTTACCGTTATTGTCATTTCTATACAATAGATTAAACTTACCAGGGACCGTTGGATCGTCTTGATAAATGTATGTTTTACCGACTGTGGTTGCGCTAACTGCTTCAAAAGGAATTAAAGTACCTTGTACATTAACGTTGAATCCGGCAACTGGCAATGAATTTGTGTTTAATGCTACAGAATATTCATCTGTTTGTATGCTGTTTATTTTAGCTGAGTTTTTAGGTTTACCAATGGTTTGATTGGACACTAAACTAGCATTGATAATTGTAGTAAATTGTTCTAACCAGTTTTCGTTAGTTAGATCGTTCCAATGAATAACATTATTTGATAAATTAATACCCGAACTGTCTGTTAAGATTTCGCTAGTTTTAACACTATCAATCTTTAGTAAGCCACTTGCGGCGGTAGTGCGCTGTGGATTGTAACTCAGCATACGTGCTAGTTTAAGAATACTGTCACGGCGCTGTGCGGTATCGATAAAGTTTTCTCGAGCATTTAAGTCGGCACGGAATGCTAGACTTTGTCCCAAAAAGGCAATCATGTCAATTAAAGCAATATACTCACTGCTTTCTAAATAGTCATTGAATGTTTCTGGATGATTTGTTTTTAGATAGCTGATCATTGAACTACGAAGTGTTTCAAAGTCGTAGCTTGTAAAGTCAGCGTTTGTAAAAGATTGGTATATCTTGGTCCAGTCTTGTTGAACTAGTAGATTGCTTTGACGAGTAGTTTGTGCCATATGATTTACCTATTATTAAGTATTTATTTAGATAATAATATGGCTACTTAATTGGTGGTCAACGTTCGTGCGTTTTGATCAAAGTGCAAAGCAATAGTATCAACTTGATTGGTGTGTACATAGGACAATGTAATCTGTACTAAAATTCCGTTTGTTTGTTGTTTAACTACCACTTGTCCGGCAGTTAATCTAGGATCGTAACCGATGATTCTATTAATATCTTCTTGTATTGTTTGACGTATGTTGTCAGTTAATGGCTCAAACAGTAAACTCCAGATAATTGTTCCAAAGTTTGGCTGCATCAGCTTTTCGCCTTTGCGTATATTAAAATAGTTAATTAAGTCTTGTTTAGCCAATTCAAAATCATTCAGAGTAAAATTCTTAGGTTTTGATATTGTACTAAATCCACGATATGTTATCATAATAGTATTTATTGACTTAAAACCGCCACTGCGTAGCGGCCACTGTTATACT